CCAGTTAAATGTTGAAGCTGAACCCGCCTTTCGGCTCCCCCCCATTACTGGAGGGGTTTTTGGGACCACTCTCAAAAGGAGATATGGTGACCACTTCAATAATAATAGGGTGAGTTTAACGCATAAAAGTTACTAATTTCTGACTTACGTACTCGATACAATAGGGTTAATATGACCTCCAAGCGGAAGTCTTAAAATTAAAATTTTGATTAACTATCTTTCTAACAGACCAAAAGGGTCCTAAATCTACTACGGTTTTTCCAATAAAAAGTAAATGGTGTCTTCAATGTAAATAGAAAGTGCCTGGATGTATCCAGTTCTCACAAGCTCAAGTTGAGGGAGCAGGAACGTCAGCTGGTACTCTTGGGAAAGAGTATGTCACGTTGTTCGCACTAACCCACAAAGTGAGCTTGGCACTCGATTCAGTCGCTGCGAGCGAATTTTCGAGTATTTGACAAACCAGCCAGCCGTTCGTGTTTTCGGCGTCGACAAGATGGTTCGTGATGGCGGGGAGACGATTGATCCATTGTGGTTCGAAGATCGTCTCTGTTCCATGAAGTTTGTGTTCTTCATTTGGGAACTGTTTGAGGTCTGTAGCTGGTAAGGCCGCAACCTCTGCGGCTGTGTATGTGAGCGGAACTTGCGCGATGATGAATCGAGCGTTCTGCCTAAAATTAGCAGCAGTTGTTATTTTGTAAGTGGCATAAGTTGGTCGGCCACCTACGATGGTAGGTCCTGAGAACGTGTGAATTCTCGCATTGTTTTGCGCTGTTGATTGCGCACCTCCAGAAGTCCAGTTTCCTGGATGAATCCGAAGTGCGAAAACAGGAGAAGACACGTCACTAACAGAATAAGTGTTATATGGTACAAAGTTGTGTTGCACAATATTCACATCTGCGTGAACTGTTCCAATTGTTTTTCCAATGGCATGACTACTCGGTCGAGAAGATGAAACGCCAACTGGGGGTCGGGTATCTGTTGCTACTGTTGGTTCTGCAGCAGCAGTATCGAAATTGTCGACTGGTTTATCCATTTGGTATTTCACACCAGGGAGGATAAGAAGCATTTTATGAGCAGCTTGTTGTTTAACTGCTTTCTTGGAGGTTCCAAATTCCTCAACTTTATCACATCCATATGTTAAAACACATGAATAGATAGGTTGGTGATCTTCTCCACCAATGCGTTTGATGAAATACACGCATTCCTTGTGTGAAACATCGGCTTCTTCCTTCAAAATAGAAACCCAGTCGTGAGATTTTGCAATCCCAATAGCATTCTTAGCTCTTTCAAGCCAACCAGGTGTTACTTGGTTAAAAGAAATGCAACCAGGGAAATCCATTTCTGGATGTTCTGGGTCATACTCTTCATCGGCTTGATAACGCGCCGGTCCTCTTACAGGGCTCCTCGGTGGTGCCGAGGGAACTTTGTCGGGTCCATACGGGTCGTCATCTCTATCCATTTGGTAGATAGCTTCTCCATCTCCATAGTTTCTTCGTGCTCCAGGAATTTCATCTGAGGGCTCTGTCAAGTTGTTGACAGCTCGTGATCTTCGCAAAGCTAAAGTTGCGCTGTATGGCGCGACTCTAACTTCAGTTAAAGTTACGGTGGTTCCAAGTGTGGGGATGATCAAAGTAGCTCCTACTGCACTTGCAGTGAAAACTACATAACCAACTATCTCTGTGCCTGTTCCTCCTGGCGCATTCACTGTTTCTTCATTCGTTACAATCACTCCATCCACTGTCGTGTAAGATATAATTGCTGGAAGTCCAGTACCATTAAAATTAACCGCAACTAGATATGATCCAATTTTAGAAAAAGTCATGGTATTTCCTGCAGCGGTGACTCCAAGATTACCAGTAATCACTGGTGCTGACCCAAATACAGCTGTTGATGTAATGGTGCCTCCTCCATCTAAACGATTCCCTATATCAAAGATCGAACTCTCAGGAAATGGTGTTCGATGAACAAAGTAGTCCATCTCATTAACCATATAAGATGGTTTAAGATAAATTGGTGTTGGGTTAGTCGATGAATTAACAGGATCTGAGATATTTCCAACGAGTACGGCGAAGAATCGCTCATCTCTGGTCTTCATGAAATCTCGAGATGCATAAGGCACCTCAAAATACATTGTTGGATTATCAGCAAGGTCATAAGTGACTCCCTGCCTGTTGAACACTCCAGTATCTGAAGATTCGACAGCGGTTGACACTATTTTGATGATTTGGGCATAGCCCATTGGTGGTCGGCAGTCCAATCGAAGGATGGTAGTCTTCGGGCGCATGTAATCAAACACACGCATCAAGTTGTAAGCTTTTGGGGCTGCTTGCTGAAGGGTGGGAGATAACTTTTCGAAAGTTACTCCATCGCCAAGGGTAAAGTTATCACCAAGTTGGAAATGTTGAATCTCTTTTGGGAGAGACATTGCCTTCTCGATGAGTTTGGGCATCTCATAACCTGAATTAACAGATTGTTCACTTTGTTGTAAAGAGTATACCCAAACCATGCCATCAGCAGTTGACATGAGTTTTGGCGGTCCAATATCTGATTGAACATTTTGGGGTTGGATTGGGCCCTCAGGCGCAATATCATTGGCAGAGTTGAGTCCACCATTGAGGGTCAAGGATCGTGAAGCCTTTCCCACATTCATTTTTACTGGCGTGCGAGTATTCATCTTCGGAATAAAACTTGGTGAAGTAGAATTCTTGTCGCTTTGGTAAATTGCTTGGTTTTGAGTTTGGTGTTTTTGGTGATTTTGTTTTGTCGATATTAACAGAGTCCCGGACCTCACACTTTAATTCGATTCTTTCGTAAAAGGTTAATTCTTTCTTGTTAGCTTCTAAATTCTTTCTTAAAATTTGTGAAATATCGGAGTCTAGTACCCCAAATCGATCAAGTGCGATGCAGAAAATCTGACGAAATTCAGCACGCAACAAAGGATAAATCCTCCTACACAGGGCATAATTTTGTTGATTAAAATTTTTATTCAATGAAAATTTAAGTAATGTTTTCTGAAATTCATGAAAATATGTCTTACCCCATAAGGAGGCTTCAACCAATTGTTCGAGAATTGTGGAAAACCACTCCTCGACTTCGTCATCCTCGAGCGAAGAATAATTAAATACTCCTTCAATGGATTCCTTATCAAGGGGGCAAATCCAAATAGTACCTAATTTCTTAAAATGTCGTTTTAGAAAGATCATATCTGAAAGATTTTTCGAATGTGATTTTACCTCTTCTGATTTGTCTCCAGGTGTTATAACTTGTCCTAATTCTTGCATTACTTTTTGGTAAGAGAGGAAATTGAATTTGTCAATCACGGCATCGGAAATGGAACATAACTTATCGTCTCCAAAGTTAGCTTCTTCAACGTTTTCAAGAAAGTATTGAAGAGATGTATTACCAGTTGTTATGATAAAAACATACCAACAATAGATGGTGTTTACGATATTGTTTAATTCAGTTGTAAAAATATTTCCGGATTTGTTTCCGTGTTCTGTCTGGAAAACTGTCTTGTTTGCTACGCAATAAGCTCTGATGACTTCATCGAAGTACAC